GCCAGGCGGCGGGCCGAAGGGAGTGACAGCAAATAACTGCGCGGCTGGCTCTGCCGAAGGAGCTGGAACACCTCACGCGCAGCGACTGGGAGCGCGTCACTGACGAGGGACTCTTGGACGTGATCGATCAGCAGATCGTGAGACTTTATATCGTGCGCAGGCTCCCGCAGCTGGACGCGGCCGGTGAAATCGGCATCGACCGCAAAACCATCTCCCGCCGCCTGCCGCACATCTACAACACCGCCCGCCGCCTGACGGGAGCATAACGCAAAACACCCCGTGGGATGATCCCACGGGGTGCTTTTTCTATGTCCCGCAAATGGTACACAAACGCCCCGGAAGTGTCCCGCAGATGTCCCCCGGCGAAACCGGGGAGCTACTAAAATGGTATCAGAAAGGGGCGATACCGCATGGCATACAACCCGTATACGGGCCGTTGGGAAATGGATCCCGCACAGCAGATCCAGATGCAGCCCATGCCGCGGCCGCAGATGCCGCAAATGCCGCAGCAGCCGCCGAAGCTCGGCGTTCTGACCGTGGCCAGCGAAGCCAGCATCAACAATCTGCAGATGCAGCCGAACGACAACGCGCTCGCGCTGCACGAGACCGAGAACCTGCTGTACTACATCCGCACGGACAGCATGGCGGCCAAGACCATCGCGCGGTTCCGGATCTTCCCGGAGCCGACAGAAGAGGAAAAGGCAGCAAACCAGCTGCAGGAGCAGCTGAAACAGATCACGGCCGGCCTGCAGAGCATGGCCGGGAAAATCGAAGAACTGGAGGGGAAGCTCAATGCAAAATCCGATTATGGCCCTGATGGGCGGAAACGGCGGGGGAAACAAGCTGCTGAACGGTCTGCTGCAGACAGCGAAGACGACGCTGCAGGGGCAGAGCCCGCAGATGGTGCTTAGCTTCCTGGCCTCGCAGCCAGGCTTTGAGGCGTGGTTCGAGGCAAACAAAAACAAGACGGTCGGCGAGCTCGTCGGCCAGATCGGCAAGTGATACCGCGCGAAAGCGCCTATCAAATTTCATTCCACCCAGAAAGGAGGGAAAACCATGGATAAGGATTATGGCTTCGGCGGATGGGGCATTGTCATCCTGATCGCGCTGTTCTTCCTGCTCTTCGCGGGCAGAGGCTTCGGCGGCAGCGGCGAGAGTGCCCCGGCGACGCAGGCCGACGTACAGCGTGCAACGGACTTTGCGGCTCTGGAGCGCCAGAACAACGAGGGCGTGGCCGCAACGCGTCAGGGCGCGTACGACGTCACAAGCGCCGTCAAGGACAACGCCTACAACATCCTCGGCGAGCTGCGCGATTTGCAGTCCGTCACGGAGAGCGGCATCTCTGTGCAGCAGAAGTGCTGCTGCGACATTCTCCGCGCGATCGACGGCGTCAACTACAACGCCAGCATCAACGCGTGCGAGATCAAGACGGCCATCCACGCCGAGGGCGAGGCGACCCGGACGCTCCTGCAGCAGCAGGAGAACCAGCGTCTGCGCGACGAGCTCGCGCAGAGCAGAGCCGCGAACAACGACTACATGCAGTCGCAGTACATCCTCGGCCAGCTGGGCCGGTACTACCAGAACCCGCCCTGCAATCCGTGCGGCTGCGGCGGCTGACGCGGACCCATCCTGATATAGCTATCCGGGGCATAATGCCCCTTCACATAAGCCCAAACGGAAGGAGTAATGAAAATGGCTTGTAATAACGGCAATGGAAATCGGGCGTATCAAAAATCCTGCGTCCGATATTTTAATAACGCGCCCCAACTGCTCGCGGCTGACAGCGCAAACGTGCTGACGCTGGCCGGGGCAAAGGTCGTCAACTCCGGATCGTCCATCCAGGTCGAGCCGCAGAGCTATGATACGGTCAAGATCGGCCTGTACCATCTGGCCGCGGACGCGGTCATCGCGGCGACGGCCGCGGGCGTCCTGACCCTGCAGTGGTACATGGACGGCGTCGCACTGCCCTGCACACTCAAACGGATCACACTGCCGGCCTCTGGCAATGCGGAAATCCACACGGAGACGGACTTGGAACTCTCCGGGTGCTGCTGCTGCGTCAACCACACATTCACGCTCGTGGCGACAACCGACAGCACGGCGGCAGGCTCCGTGATCGAGCTCTGCACGGGCCTGCTGAAACTCGCGTGAGGTGCTGACATGGATGAGATTGCAGCGTACAAGAGCAAGCTGCACGAAGCGCTCAAAAAGGAGATGGCCGCGCCCATCTCCTGCAGAAGCGTCAGTAACTGCACAATGCTGATGGACGCGATCTGCGCAGCTGACAAGCTGAGCGATAAGCCGAGCACTTACGCACAACACTTCGAGCGCGAAGAGGCCATGCAGTGGGCGGACAGGATGCAGAACGCAGACGGATCGACCGGCCCGCATTGGACGATGGAGCAGACAACGGCCATTGCGGACAGCATGGGCATCCCAGAGCATGAAATCCCGCACTGGGCGTGGGGCGTGACCATGAACATGATGTACTCGGACTACTACCCCGTCGCCGTAGAGTTCGGCCTCAACCGCCCGGAATTCTACGCCGCCCTGGCAAAAGCTTTTCTGCTCGATAAAGACGGCCCCGGCCCGGAGCAGAAGCTCATGAAATACTATGAGCATGTGGTAAAATAAAAAGATCCCTCTCCGGTCTGGAGAGGGATTTTTTTATCTTTGCACGATCATCCCAATAACACCATTTACAAATATGATGTGTTCGGATAAGTGCATATCTGGTACACCGGACGCGCCGAAATCCGAAACGGAGGGAGGCGCGAGGGCGAGGGAATCAGAGTAGGTGATTTGCGTGGAATCGGTGACATTTAAAAACAACTTAAATGTATCATCATACAAATAAATCGAATTTACAAATAAATCTATAACCTTTTTGCGGTATTCCAGATCGGATCGGTCGCCAGTGCGGAACTGGTTGAGCCATACGACGATGTCCTCTTTTTTGATCTGGACACGGCTGGCGATGCGGAGGGATGCAAGATCGGCCTCCAGCGCCTGCTTTCGGGCCTCGGCAGTTTCAATGCGCTCGTTGATCCTGCGGCGGGCAGCTTCCGCCGTTGCGGAGATCAGCGCATCGACAAGCTGATCGATCTCCTTGTCGGCGTCGCGGATCTGCTTTTCGAGCGGTTTAATGCCGGAAGCGTCGTAGCTTTTTTGATATTCCGCCACAACACGCTCGGCTGCGCCGTCGATCCAGCTGTCCGTCAGGACGCACGAGCCGATATAATCCACGATACAGGCTTCGAGTTCGTCCTTGCGCTCATTGCGCTTTTTGCAGGTGTGCTGCTTCTTCCGCGCCGCGCAGGTGTAATAGTAATACGTCGCGCCGTGCCTGCCGCGCCCACACTCCCCTATCATCGGCGCGCCGCACTCGCCGCAGAAAAGCTTCCCATGCAGCAGGTATTCCACCTTCGCCTTTGCATGGCCGGGGGCCTTGGCATTCGCATTGAGCCGGTCGCGCACACGCTTTTTCAGCTCCTTTGATACGATGGCCGGGAATGCGTCTTCGATCACGATATCGCCGAGGTAGTCATACCTGCCGATATACCGATCATTTGCAAGGATCCGCTTTACCGCGGCCAGCGTGAGCGGGTTCCCGCGCTGGTTGCGGTAGCCCAGCCGCGCGCAGTCGGCAACGATCTGCTTTTGCCCGGCACCGTCGGCATACTGCTCATGGATAAAGCGGACGATCCGGGCCTCATCCTCATTGATCTCGTACTGCTTATTCATGACGCGGTAGCCGAGCGGGGCGAGGCCGCCGAGGCTCAGACCCTTCTCGGCGTTCTGGCGCATCCCGCGGCGGACATTCTGGGCGAGCTGGCGGGAGTATTCCTCCGCCATGGCCTCCAGGATCGCCTCCAGCAGCACGCTCTCGCTGCTGTCGCCGACGCCCTCGGTGACGGACAAAACGCGCACGCCATTCGCGCGCAGTTTTTTCTTGTAGATTGCGCTGTCGTACCGGTCGCGGGAAAAGCGATCAAGCTTCCACACGAGCACAAAATCAAACGCGCGCTTCGCGCTGTCCGCGATCAGCCGCTGGAATTCCGGCCGCGTTTCGGCGTATCGACCGGACAGCGCCCGGTCGCAGTATTCGCCGACAACGCGGTATCCGCGCTGCTGCGCGTATTCGCGGCATTTGGAAAGCTGGCCGTCTATGGATTGGTCATTTTGCCCGGCGGAAGAATACCGGGCGTAGATCACGACGTTGGCAAGATTCAAATTATCCAAAAAAATCCTCCAAAGATACCGCTCTGGCTGATCGGGCCGGGGCGGTAATTTTCATGTGCGAATCCAGCCGATCGATGGGATGAGCACATCGGCCACAAGCACAAGGGCACACAGCGAAAGAATGCCCAAGAGGATGAGCGTCACAAGCCGGTGCATACGCAGGGATTTCTGCTGCTGGGCAAGCTGCGCGCGAAGGGCCGCGTTCTCGGCGCGGAGTTTTTCAGCATCGGAAGGCTCGGCAGGCTCGGCAGGCTCGGCAGGCTCATCATGCGGGATGCCGAAATACTCATCCATAGAAACGCCCATCTCCCGGCAGATCGGGCCGACCGTGTAAACAGACGGATTTTTGATGTCGCCGCGAAAGAACTGGGATACGGTGCCGACGGAAAGGTCGGTATTTTCGGCGACGTCCTGATTTGTTTTGTGCGGAGTGATCGTCTGCTTCTGCTCACGGCACAAATCAGATAATTTTTCCTTCAAAACATGTCATTCCCCCTAAAAAAGCAAGACGTCTGACTGTAAAAAGCAGCTGTCATATCTTTACAAGTCTACCATGGGCAGGCTACACTAAAGTTACAGACGGCTCCCGGTCGCCTGCGCAAGCAAAAGCCCGCGCCGTTGTTCGGCCAGCGGCGCGGGCGAATCTCAAAAACCGAGTGCGTACATCAGGCTCGGAATGACGCGCAGGATCAAGAAGCAGCCGGCACACAGCGCAAGCGCAACAACGATCACGATCTTTCGCACCTTGCGCGGCCCGGCGACGGCCTCCTCGTATTCCTCGGGCGTTAAACCATCCGTATGCTCGTCATAGAGCGGGCGGCCTGCATCATCTGGAAATTTGTTATCATAGATTCGGCAAAAATCAACCAGCGTGCCAATGCCCCAAAAGCCGAGCGTAAAGAGCCAAAGAAGCCCCGTCCAGATCTTGCCGACATAAAACCGGTGCGCCCCAAGGCCACCAAGAAAAATGCAAAGCAGCAGAGCAGTCGAGCGCTTTTTCCGCGCCGGTGCGGCCTGCACCTGCACGCGGGCCTCCGCCTTTGCCTGATCGCGGATATAATTCACGGTGCCGCAGCCGCAGTGCGGGCAGATCAAAGCCTCGTCGTCGATCTCTTTGCCGCATTTGTTACAGTACATAAACCCTCCTATGGATTGCAATCCTTACACGGCGTATACAGAGCCGCAGCCTCGGCGCGGGTGCCGGTGTAGCTGCTACGGTTTGCATAGTCCATCTGGCGGATGTGGTAGCAGCTGGCCAGATGGAAAACGCCACTGGATGTATTTACGATAAATGTCTGCACGTTTTCGCTCGTCGAGGCGGAGATCTGCGGGGCCTCGGCGGGAAGCGTGCCGGGGATATAGGATACAAATTTACCGATGATCGGTTCCAGCGGCTCTACATCGAGCGGGTCGCCGCCGATGCTGGCATAATACTCCGCCTGCGCTTCGGCCTGCTCCACGTCTGTGTATTCCCCGCTGCCGGAGAACGCCGGGTCTGCGGCAGGAAGCACAGCAGCATCAGCAGCCGCGCGAAGCTCCGCGGGCGAAGCCCTGTAGGAGCGGGCGGCGGAAATAACCTCCGCAAGATTCAAAAGCCCAATCCGTCCGGCAACAGCCAGTACGCAGCAGACCAGCACAAGCAGAACCTTGCGCCATGCTTGCCTCATGGCAAAACCTCCAATTATTACAAGATAGTTTTGTAAAATCTCATAATTGTAATTTTAGAACAGATGTTCTATGATAATCATGCGATGAAAAAATATCTTACTTAGAATTGTAAAACAAATGGAAGAAAACCTCAACGGCAATAGTAAACAAAAAATAGAAGAGATTTTTGTGGAAGAATGGAGGCACTTATAGAAATGGAACGGAATTTGCTGCTGAAAGAGATCAAACGCCTGCTGCGGCTGGCCACAGATGCGGATCTGGATCTGATCTGGAGATTCGTGCGGAAGTTGGTCACATAGGCGCGGGAATAAAAAATAGGCCGGGGACGGTTATTCGTCCTCGGTCCATTTTTTTGCGATATCCTCGAGCAACTGCCATTCTTCAACATCAAGTTTGCTGACGATGGAGATAAACCGCTTGCGCGGCGCGTCATCCGGGTCGCGCATAATGGAAGCCATAAACTCCGCAATTTCCTGATTCCGTGTCAGTTTCTGCTTCATCTCGCCTTCGCCGGTGCGGAGCCATGTTTCGCTTACACCGTATTCGCGGCAGATATCAGCAATCGTGCGGTCGCTTGGTTGCTTTGCGCCAGAACACAGCGACGAAACGAACTGAGATGAGACGTGAAGTGATTCCGCAAACTTCGTCTTTGTGAAACCAAGCGCTTTGATCAAGTAATCAATTCGCTGATTGATGGTGTCCATTGCCATCCCTCCTTATGAAACTAGGTTACCACACGTGAGCGCAAAAGTCAAGAAAATAATGAAACCAAGATTCAAAATAATGCTTGACAACGAAACCTAGGCGTGATAATATGAACCTAGGTTACAGAACACAGAAACCAATGCGAGGTGAGAACAATGTCTGAAAAGGAAAAACAGGTCAACGAGAGTTTGACCAAGATCGCAGACAAGCTGAACGCGAAAGAGATGCAGCGCCTGAGCGATATCGCCTATGGCATGATGCTGGCGAAGGAAGGCAAGCAGGAGGAGCGGAAGGAGGCGTAACGCTGGTGGAAGAAATCGAACGCCGTCTGGAAGAATGGCGGCGAGAAGACCTGCGGGAACGCAGACGGGAAACGCTGTGGAATTTCGCGGTCAACATGATCGTCGCGCTGGCCGCGCTGATCGTGGCACTCAAGGCTTGAGAATTGCAACGATCACGCCGACGGCGGAAAGCAGAATCGGGATGGAAACGGACAGGGCCTTGAGCCTAGCATGGTCATAGGCCGCCTGCCCGAGCGGGCTGAGCGTAACGACGGTGCTGTCGTCAAAACGGCAGTCGGAGAAATCCAGAAAACGAGGTGGAAGCGCATCTTGCAAGCCGATGTAGTCAAACTGTGGGAAAGCGGCAAGAACGTCGCTGAGCCTGCGAGAATGCACGACCACAAAACAGATTTTAAATTGTTGAATCGTCATAAAAACACCACCCGCCCACATCTTACCATGCGGCGGGGCTGGTGACAAGCGGAAAAGGAGGCGTGAGCATGATCGCCGTTTTTGGGAAACGGGGGCCGGATGGGAGATTTCTCCCCGGCGAAACTTTTGAATTTAAGCATCCCGGCGAAGAAAACGGCGAGCCCGTGATCGACGCCTTTGCCCGCTGGGCGGCGGAACGATACCGCCGGGAACAGGAACAGAAGGAGGAGAAGAAGACGTGATAAAGCTGACCGTCGAGGATTATTGCCAAAACTGCCCGCTGTTTGAAGCGGAAGTGGAAAAGCTGACGGCATACGGGAGCACATGCGAGAGGCACGCTGAGGGCTTTGCTGATACAGTGATTAGATGTGAGCACGCAGAGCGCTGCGCAGCCATCGCGGGACGGCTCAGAAAGGAGTTTGGGAATGGATGATTTCCTCAAGTTTTTTGCCGAGAAGGTGCGGACATACCCAATGCACCTTGAGATCACCTATAGCAAGGTGACGGACTGGAGCGTCCGGGTGTGGCGGATGGGAACCGCCTACGACGGGGACGACGAAGAACTCGTCAACGTCCAGGACTGCGACGCGGAGCTGTGCTTCGCAACCGCGCAGGTGCAGCTGAAAAACTGGCTGCTGGAACACGAAGGAGGATACTGAACACCATGATAAAAGCCAAAACCACCACCACCGTCGTATCCCTGATTGCGGCGGCTCTGCTGGCGCTGCTGATCACGGCGATGCTGACCGGCTGCTCGGAGGCAGACAAGGTCAATGCCAACATCAGCAAGCAGGCGGATTATTTTGAATCCGAGCGCAGGATCACCGTCTACAACGCCCGGACAGACAAGATCATCCTCGAAGCCGAGGGATACATGAGCATTTCCAACAACGGCAGCAGTGAGCTCGTCGTGACCTGCAAGGTCGGCCCCGGCGAGTACAAGAAGAATTACATATACTTGAACGACTACACCCTCTACGTGGTAGAGGACATTTCCGGGACGCACACAGACCCGTACCACTACAAGATGTACTTCCACACGGAATTCCCGGTCGATGTTGAGGTAAGGCCATGAAGATCAAGGAACTTTTGAGCCTTTTCCGCCTGACGTGCGACGTGCGGGTGGTATACCTGATGCGCGCAAGCGAACAGCCGCAAATTCCGAACAGCAGCCTCGGCTATACGGGGAGCCTTTATCTTCCGGAGAAGACGAGACAGCAGACGCTGACAAGCCTGAAAGATCTCAGCGTATTTGAGGATGGAGAGGTATCTGAATTCTGGGTCAACGGCGGCACGCTGATGATCCGGGAGGCGGGAGGCTGACCCATGGGGAAGGAAAAGACCTACACCCTCACATTGAGCGGGCAGGAGCTGCATGATCTGATCGAGGCGGCGCTGGTCTGCGAGTGCCAGGCGGCGCAGATCATCGGCGGGCTCAAGCGCAAGGGGCTGGATCTGGACGCGCAGAAGCTCGTGACACAAAACGCCCGTCTGTCGCGGCTCGTCAGGCGGATGCAGGAGGCGAAGGAGGATAAGCGGAATGCGGAAACTGATTCTCAGCGGAGACGATTGGTTTGAGCTGAAGCACACGCTGGAGCTACTTGTGATCGTGACAAACAACGCGGCGAATGAGCACGAGAACATGGCTGCACACGCGCAAGTGGCGGAATTGTCTGAACGGCATGCAAACCTCGCAAAACGCGACAGGGAAAGGACGGAGAACTACAAGCGGCTTATGGCGCTGGTAGAATCGGCAGAACGCCTGCCGGAGACGAAGGAGGACGCAGAATGAGAACCAATCTTGCAGAGCGGCTCGGGTATGAGCCGGAGGAATCGACCGAGGAGCGGCAGGCGCGGCTCCGGGAGGCATACCAGATGCGCAAGGCCATGCGGCGTCTGGCGCGGCTTGGGTGCTGCTGGCTGTCGGGCGTGGCGTTCGCGCTGTGCATCATTGCGGGCTGCGCCCACGCGGCGGAGATCGCCGCCGTCCTCGGCGGCGTGTCGCTGACGACGTTTTTGACGGGGATCTGGCTGTGACGGAGCAAAAGATCTCGGTCAGCTTCCGCCCGGATCAGCTGGCGGACGTGATCGAGGCGGTGAACGCCTACGCGGACGATCTCAAGAATGATCGGGCGCTCCTGTGCGAAATGCCGCGCGTCGATCATGAGACAACCGACGAACTGCTCAAACAGGAGACACGGCTGCAAAAGCTGGCGTACTGGCTGATGAAAGTGCAGGACGAAGCCACATGACGGCGCAGATCTACGCGCCGCGCATGCGGCAGATCCCGCCGCCGTGCGCGAAGGACTGCCCCGGCCGGGAGCCGGGATGCAGCGCACGCTGCTGCAGCTGGACGCTCTATGAGAGCATCCGGAACCACATCTACGACATCAACCACCGGGACAAGATCAGTCTGGAGCCGGACATAGCCGCCATCCGGCAGATCGAGCGGGCGGCAAACAAAGACAGGAGGGGCAAAAGCTATGCGGCAAAATAGCATCAACTACCCCGGCGAGCGGGATGCGCAGCGCCCGGACATCGCCAAGCAGGCCGGATATACCGGCAAAAATCATTGGATCGTTACATACAACGGCAAGCAGCTCAAAGTATGCGCGGCGGACGAAACCGCCGCCTTGTACACGGCGGCCAAGCACTGGGGCTGTAACTGGACGCGGCCCGAGTACCACCAGATCGCGCGGGCAGACAAGCTCCCGTACACGCCGGATTACCGGCCGGGGGCGCTGGTATGAGATTTGTCTGTGACTGCTGCAACGATCTGACAAACATCGAGGCAGACCGGATGGTAATCCAGGGCGACAAGCTGATGGTGTACAGCCGCGAGCGGCTGGTGTACGTTGCGGATCTCGGCCAGATCATGCTGGCGAAGCTGACGCCGGGGAGGGAGGAGGCAAAATGAAAGAGAATGTGCTGGAGCGAAATGCAAGGCTGGATACCGAACGGAAGATTGCGGATTTTCGAGTAAAACAGCAGATGGATTATGCGTTCAAGGTGAAATACGCCAAAATCCGCGCATGGGAATTCTACGATCACCCAGACGTTGCAGGTAGCTGCTACGTAGCTGTCGGCGGGCTGGATTCCATCACGCTGCTCCTGTTCCTTCGCAGCATCGGTATTGATGTGCCTGCCATCTCGGTATCGTCGCTTGAGGATAAAAGCATTCAGCTGATTCACAAGCAACTCGGCGTGAAGCCGCTGAAACCGCTGAAAAGCAAAGTGGAAGTGCTGCGGGAGTACGGATGGCCGGTGATCTCCAAGGAAGTTGCGGGGAAAATCTCGCTTTTGCAAAATCCAAGCGAGAAAAACGCAACGGTACGCCATGCGATCATCACTGGGGAAACAGGGGCTTACGGCGGGTTCCGCACGGGGACGCGGATGAAGCTGGCGCAAAAATGGCTGGAGATCTTCGGCGGATACGAAAATGAGAATGAAGGCGTTAGCTACAAAACGCCGGATTTTCTCGTATCGGATAAGTGCTGCTATTACCTGAAAGAAAAGCCTTGCAGCGATTATGCCAAAGAAACCGGAAGCTTCCCGTATATGGGCCTGATGGCGTCCGAAGGAGGGCGCAGGCAGAAAGCGTTGATGATGAACGGGTGCAACTACATATCGCCGGGAACGAAACGCAGCTGCCCATTCGCAATTTTTTCGCGGCAGGATCTTTTGCAGCTTGCGCTGGATTTGCAGGTTCCGGTGCCGGAAATCTACGGAGAGATCGTGCGCGACGCAGACGGAACACTCAGGACGACAAAAGCACAGAGAACCGGGTGCTCCATGTGCGGGTTCGGCGTGCACATGGAAAAACGCCCACACCGGTTCGACCGGCTGTGGGAGCGGAATCCAAAGGAGTGGGAAATGTGGATGAATCACGTAATGCAGGATGATCGCGGGAACTGGTACGGCTGGGGCCGTGTGCTGGACTACATCGGCGTCGAGTGGCGGGATCCGGAATACGCGCTGTTAAATCCGGATGAACTGCCCGGCCAGATGATTTTTGATGGAATGGAGGCGTCCGCACTATGACAGGGCAGGAAATCGCGCAGGCGCTGCGGTGCTGCGCGAAGGGGCTTGGACACGACGACGCGTGCGAAAACTGCAAGGTCGGAGAAATCCAAGATCGGCGGGAATACATCGAGTTTGCGGCTGCTAACGTGATCGAGCGCCTGACCGCCGAGAACGCGGCGCTGCGGGAGAAGGTGCCGCAGTGGATCAGCGTGGAGGACAGGCTGCCAATAGACCGTCTCAGCAAATATCTCGTTGCTTTTCGGGACGCGGGCGGCTCGATTGTAGATATGGCCAGATACTTTCCAAGCGACGGATGGACGTGCGATAACTGGGAGGTACCGCAGAACTTGATTACTCACTGGATGACGCTGCCGGGCGCGCCGGAGGAAGGAGACAAGGCATGAGCAAAGCTGTTTTGATCAGCATTCGCCCTGAGTGGGCTCGGAAGATCCTGAACGGGAGTAAAACGGTCGAAATCCGCAAGACCGCGCCGAAGTGCGGTGTGCCGTTTAAGTGCTATATCTACTGTACCGCAGGCGGAAAGGGAGCGCTCATGGTGAAAGCCAACGCAGGGGCGCCGGCTATTACGGCGGAATCGGCCTATGAGCGCGAACATGCGGAGTCGTTTGGATATGAGGCCGCCAACGGGAAAGTCGTTGCGGAATTTACTTGCAATAAGATCGGCACGGTCTACCCGCTTTGCATGATCCCCAAATGGGCGACGGTGGATGCCTGCCTCACCCGCGAGGACATATACAAGTATCTGGGCACGGAGCACGGATACGGCATGCAGATCGATGATCTTAAAATTTACGACACCCCGCGCGAACTGCGGGAATTTTACGCTGTGCCAAATGAGGTAGAGGTAGCGCTCAAGGCAAAACCCAAGCCGGTCACCCGCCCGCCGCAGAGCTGGCGGTATGTGGAGGAAGAACTATGGAACGACTGACTTATTTCAAAGACGGATACTGGCGGGTAAATTTCAGCGGAGTGCAGTACCAGGCGGATTTTGTTGATCGCCTCGCGGCCTACGAGGACACGGGCCTGACGCCGGAGGAAATCAAGGCTCCATTTACGGAGGACACGATGATAAATCTGGCAGCGCAGGCGCTGGGAGTGGAGCCTAGCCGCCTCCGCGAGCTTGCCGAGGCCGACAAGGACGGGCGCGTCATTATATTGCCGTGCAAGGTGTACGAGACTGACGGGGTGAGGGTGTATGAGCACACGGTGCGCGAGGTCATCTACGAGACGGCAGGCGGCCCGGCTTTCGATAAAAATGCAATCGGGAAGAGCATATTTTTAACCCGCGAAGAAGCCGAGAGGGCTTCGCGGGAAACACAAGGGAAGGAGGATGCCGATGGAGCGACTGACAAGCCGGAATGAAGATTGTGTTCTGGTAAATGGGCACGGTCTGTACCACTTAACGATGACCGAAGTCGTTCAGATGGCAGATCGACTTGCGGCCTACGAGGACACGGGGCGGGAGCCAGAAGAAGTAACCGCTCTGGGGAAACTGTTTGATTACGCACTGAAAGAATCAAAAACGCTGACTGAGCAGCTTACATTGCTCCATCACATCCGCGAGCTTGCCGAAGCCGACAAGGACGAGCGCGTGGTGGTGCTGCCGTGCAAGGTGGGCGATAAATTATACAGAGTGTTTGCCGGAGAAATCTTCGAGCACCGAGTCGGGAGCATGAAATACTTCGCAATACAGGGAAAGTGGGACATTGAAACGTACCCGTTCCTCCCATCCGTAGAGAGCGGCATAGGGAAAACAATTTTTCTCACCCGCGAAGAAGCCGAGAAGGCTTTGCGGGAAATGGAGGGCAGGCCATGACCAGAAAACGTGCAAGAAAGATCCTCATGTCTATCGGCACGAGCAGAAACCATGCAAACTGGGGGCTGACGGCGAAGCCGCGCTGGAAGACAAATGCCGGTGTGGTAGAGGATACGCTGACGATCACCCTGTACGCGAAGCTGCTGCGGAAGAAAATGAACGAGGGCAAAATAACGGAGGAATCCGCAATCCGGGCGGGAGCGATGGCAGCGAGTGAGCTTTGGCTAAAGGAGGTAAACCATGCCTGACGAATACATCAGCCGCGAAGCGGCGCTGAAATACATAAAATCGGAGCAATGCAGAACGTGCTCGGACATTGGGCTGTGCGGGAATTGCGCCGTACTCGTTGCAGTAAAACTACTTGAAAAAGTGCCCGCCGCCGACGTTGCGGAGGTGGTGCACGCAAGATGGGAACGGGTACGTTCAAACTGGTATTGCACAGGCTGCAATAAGGGCTACAGAATCACGAAAGGTGCGCCAATGGCGAGCAGTTTCTCATACTGCCCCAACTGCAATGCGAAGATGGATGGAGCTGCCGAATGAGCGGGCTGCGGTTTGAGAGCATGGCGGACATGCCGCCGTGGATGCGGGAGCTTTATGCACGGCGGCAGCTGCCGGGGGCTGACGCGGGGCCGAAGAAGGCCTCGAAGTATCACAACACGCCCGCCGAGCGGACCGGGGTCCGGTTCGACAGCCAGAAGGAGGCGCGGCGGTACGACGAGCTGATGGTGATGCTCCGGGCTGGCATTATCTCCGATCTGCGCCTGCAACCGCAGTTTACCTTGCAAGAGAGCTTCATCACCGAAACCGGCGAGCGCATCCGCGCAGTGCGGTACACGGCGGACTTTTCGTACAAATTCGGAGGCAAGCTCGTCGTCGAAGATGTGAAGTCCAAGCCGACGCGGACAAAGGAGTATCTGCGCAACCGGAAATTCATGCGGTCAAAATTTGGGATCGACATACAGGAGATTTAAACATGCCGGAAGAAAAAAACGAGAGCAGCCCGCACGCAGGGTGCGGCCTACCGAAAGGCGGAAACGCCTGCCAGTACGCAAAACTCGCACCGGATTTCTGCGAACGGTGCGGCTGGAATCCGGAGGAGCAGGCGCGGCGCAAGGCGCTGCCGTTCAAAAAGAGCGAGGACGGCCTGCTGCACAAGGATATCAGCACCAAGGAATAGGCAATCAGCCGGGGAACCTTATTTTTTGGACATATGCCGCAGCCGCTTTGCCTTGAGACGGCTGCGGGAGGATCACCCTGGCTTTGCACCCGGCGCACGGAAAGCTCCCTCAAGCTCTGTGCGCCGGGGATAAAAGGCGCGTGTAGAACGTGCGCGCGAACGGAACCCGTCAACGTTACCCCACACGGGGGTCTCGCATAGCCTCCGTGCATCGCTTGCCTCCTTTTTATAAGCCGCCTGACGGCAGTCAAGGGCGGCTCGCCCGGAAATGCGCAGCGTCTGACAAGCGAGCGCGGCGCGCCGGTGCGCAGACGGTGAAAGCCCGTCCTGCCCACGGGGGCCGGAATACCGGCCCCCAGACGAAAGGAAGAACGCCATGAAACAGGAATTAGTCAAACTGATCTGTCCGCAGTGCGGGAAGGAATTTTACCGGACGCCGAGCTATCTGCGGCAGTACAACACATACAAGCCGTGCTGCTCACCGAAATGCAGGAACGCAAACATCAAAGCAGCGCGGACCGAAGGACACATACAGCGCGGAGAGCGCATGCGCGCCGAAAACGGCGAGCTCCGCCTGCCGCACAGCCGGGTAAACATCCGCATCACAAAGCCGGTAGAAATCTACCCGGAGCTGAGCCCGGTCGTCGGGCAGATCTACCCGGCGGAAAGATACAGCCCGCCAACAAGCACAAAGCGGTACGGCTATGTGATCCAGTCCGGCGGCAAACGCATCAATATCCGCGCCAATGAGTGCGTGGAAGTGTGAAAGGAGTATCAAAAATGGGGAAAATCATGGAGCTTTTTTACGGAGAGCTCGGGGCGTTTCAGGCGAAAATGGAAGACGACAAGTGGGAGGTTGAATTTCGGGATGAAAAATACCCGCCGAGGATCACGATGGATCAGCTTGTACCGCCGCTTTTTGAGATGACACCAGACGGCCAGAAGACCGAAGACCCGGCGTGCATACAGGTGATCGGCACGCCGGACATGCGGATCATCACGACCGGAAGGCTGCTGATCAGCAAAAAAGAGCTGACCAAGTACGTAAATACTGCACAGGGCTTGCTGCAGCTTTACCTGCACGCATTTATGCAGGAGCGGAAGGAAATGGAGGCGGCGCAGGAATGAGCAGAAAAGAAAAACGCCGGGAAGCACTGCTGCTCGGCAAAAAAGATATGAGTTTTACGGAGATCATGCAGGCGATAGAGGCGTGCAGGGCGGACGACTGCGACAAGTGCCGGTTGAGCGGCGGACCCATCGCAGGCTGGTTCCCGGAGGATGTACCGGACTGCTATACCGTGCTGCTTAAAAACGCGGAGAAGCAGCTGCGCCGCACCGGGGATTGGTGGCGCTGGGATGATATCTTCCGTGTCTACCGCTGCCCGGTCTGCGGCAGGCCGGAGAAGCCACATATCGAAGTCTGGAAAAATGGAGGCGTGAAGCGCGTTTTGCCGCGCCAGTGCCAATACTGCCAAGCAACACTGGAAGGGATAGAAGGAGAAGAAAATGATCATTGAGATTTTGGAGCTTGCTGCTGCGCTGGAATGGATCGCGCTGGGCGTGCTGGTATACCTCAAGGCGCGCAGCCTGAGCCGCAGACTGGATGCGCTGTGCGGCAAGCTGCCAATCGGCCCGGGGCCAGATCCTGCGGGCAAAAAGGGCCCGTGGGGGATCTGCCCGGAATGTGGGGCTGTCGGCTATTGCTACTGGGATGAAAAAACAGATACGCGCACGTGTATGGCGTGCGGGCACAAGGACAACGGCACTATCCGCTGAACGCATGGCCGGAATCTCCGGCCACGCTTTGAGCGGGCAGATGGCCCTATAGGGGCGGACGGCTCTGTCTGCCCGGGAGAAAGAGGTGTGAATGATGGCAAAGAGGCACAAGCGCCGCCTGTTTACAGGGGCGGTATGTACGCAGATCGTTTATACCGTGTCCGATGGCGCGGACCAAAAGACCAGCAAGCCGCGAAAGCCGCGGTTCCAGTCGCAGGAAGAACGCGATGAATTCAACAGCAAGCAATCGCTGAATCGGCTCGTTGCGCTGATGAACGCCAATTTCACGCCGACAAGTCTGTATTCCACCCTGACATTGGATGCAGAAAACGAGGTACATACCGCAGAGGAAATGCGCAGAGTGCGCGACAACCTTGTGCGCCGCATGCAGTATCACTATCCGGAGGCCAAAATCGTTGCTTTTTACGGAAGAGGAAAAACAACCAATCGCTTCCATTTACACCTGGTAACAGAGGGGATACCGGAAGAAGCCATCGGCGGGCTTTGGGGGCTCGGCAGCGTGATCGAGGTTCGGCACCTGCGAAAGCACAACTATTATATAGATGAGCAGGGAAACAAGGTCGACCACGGCCAGGACTACACAGCACTTGCCAGTTACCTGCATGCGCACTGGAGAAAAGAATTCGGCGGCCACCGGTACAAGGCGACGCGAAATTGTATCCGCCCCGAGCCGGAACCTGCGACCGAGACCGTGCGAGAGTACAGTCCAAAGCATCCGCCCGTCGCCCCGCGCGGCTATATCCTCGTCGAGGCCCGGGCGACAAAGTACGGGTATCAATATTATAAGTATGTAGTCGATCCAAGATCAGAGCACAAGCGGAACGGGAGCCGCTTAAATTAAGCCTTGTATATGCGTAAGGTTTTAGCACGAAGCAGGAAGGAAGTGGGGAAGTGTCAAAGCCGAGATACTGGTGGTACTGGAACGTCTGCCGCACCATCGGCGAATTCCCGAAACTGGACAGACAGGTTCGGGACATGAGCCGCCAGAAGATCACGCCGGGATATTCTGCACAGCCGGGCGGACATTCCTCCGGGCGCGCCGTCGAGGATATCGCTGTGCGCGTTTTATCTTCGCGGGAGTACGAGGACTATGCTGCCGTGCAAGCCGCGATCAATACCGCACAGACATGGCGGGACGGAGCCGATGTGCTGGAGATCGTGCGCCTGCACGCATGGATCTGGCCGAGGGAAAGCCTGGAATCCGCCGCGCGCCGGGTGCATGTCAGCCAGTCGACAGCCAAGCGCATGTACAGCCGTTTCGTATACGAAGCGGCGCGGGAGCTTGGCTACCGCAAAAGTTGAGCTAACAGAGCCTAAAATCTGTGCTACAGTGATAGCGTGAAGAATTGGAGGGAACAGGATGCAGCCATGGGCCGCACGCTTTTACGCGTCCGGGCGCTGGAAGAAATGCCGCGCCGGGTATATCAAGTTCCGACGGACCATCGACGGCGGGCTCTGCGAAGAATGCCGGGACAAACCGGGCTACATCGTCCACCACAAGCGGGCGCTCACGCCGGACAACATCACCGACCCGGACATCAGCCTGTCCTACTCCAACCTCGAGTTCGTCTGCAAGGACTGCCACGATCAATTTGACGGGCACGGCGTCGCAAAAGCTCTGACGCAAAAAATTTTCTTCGACGCCGCCGGCGACCCGATCCCCCCCGTCGCGCGAGGCCGGGGCGCCGGCTGAATCACCGCACGCCCTACCTCGGAAGAATACGCAGGCCGTTCACGAGGCCCCCCTACAAAAGCGCGGCGATAAGTAATCTACGCGCACGCGCGGACAGACGACAAAAATCACGCGAAAAGGAGGCGGTTTTTGTGGCGAACAGGCAGGAAAAGACAAAGGAACAGCGTATCCGCGCCGAGAAGACCAGACTCCGGAGGATCTACAAGCTTCTGCCGAAGGAAGCGGCCGGGACTGTCGCGGGACTCATCGATCAGGCAGCCTTTATGCGCATCGAGTGCGAGGATATGGCGGACGACCTGAGGGAAAACGGCTGGACGGAGAAATTCCAGCAGTCGGAGCGATTGGAGCCCTATGATCGCGCCCGGCCCATCGGGCAGGCATACAACTCGACAAACGCGAACTACCAGAAGATCATTAAGCAGCTCACGGCGCTCCTGCCGAAGCCGGACACCGCGCAGAAGCAGGAGGACGACGGCTTTGCAAGCTTTGTCCGGGAGCGTGACGAGGAATGAAACTCACGCGCTACCAGGCGACCTACAACCCCATCCTCGAATACTGGCAGGCCATACAGGACGGCCGCGAAGTCGTCAGCCTCAAGGTGCAGAAAACCTACCGGCACGTTGTAGAGCAGCTGGGAGCGGAAAACTCCGAGTTTTACTACTCGCCGAAACGTGCCAATCACGTCCTAGAATTTTTTGAAAACTACTGCCACCACTCCAAGGGCAAGGCGGGCGGACAACTCGTCCGGCTGGAGCTATGGGAAAAAGCGCTGCTGGCGACTGTCTTCGGGTTTATCGACATCGAGGGAAACCGCCAGTACCGCGAGGCCATCCTCATCGTCGGCAAGAAAAACGGCAAATCGCTGCTGGCCTCCGGCGTCGGCCTGTATCTCCAGCTTGCGGACGGCGAGGCTGGCCCAGAGGTTTACGCCGTGGCAACCAAACGCGACCAGGCGAAGATCATCTGGCAGGAAGCAAAGCGCATGGTGCAGAAATCACCGGCACTGCGCAAACGGACGCGCTGTCTGGTCGGAGAGGTGGACAGCGATTATAACGACGGCGTATTCAAGCCGCTGTCCTCGGACAGCGACACGCTTGACGGCCTGAATATCCACGGGGCCATGATGGACGAGCTCCATCAGTGGAAAAACGGCAGACCGCTGTACGACATCGTTGCCGACGGCGATCAGGCCCGCGCGCAGCCGCTGCGATTTATCACCTCCACCGCCGGCACCATCCGCGAGGACATCTACGACGAAAAATACGAAGAAGCCGAGCGCATCATCAACGGCTATGAGGATCCGGACGGGTACCACGACCCGCGCCGGATCGCGTTTATTTACGAGCTCGACAAGCGAAGCGAATGGACCGACCCGGACTGCTGGAAAAAGGCAAATCCGGGCCTCGGGACGATCAAGTCCTACACGGCCCTCAAAGAGCGGGTCGAGCGGGCGGAGAAAAACCCGGCCCTCGTCCGAAACCTCGTCTGCAAGGATTTCAACATCCGCGAAACGTCCTCCGAAGCCTGGCTCAATTTTGAGCAGCTGGATAACCGCGACACCTTCCAACTCGACAAGGAAAACCGCCGCCTGATCTGGCAGCACCACATGGCGGACGGCAAGACGCAGGAGCGCGTGCTTTCCTACCCGCGATACGGCATCGGCGGCGCGGACCTCTCCAAGACCACTGACCTGACGGCGGCAAAGGTAATTTTTCAAGTGCCAGAATTGCCGGATATCCTGTTTGTGCTGCAAATGTACTGGCTGCCGCAGGAGCTTTTGGAAAAGCGCGTGACCGAGGACAAAATACCATACGATAAGTGGAATGAGCGCGGGCTGCTCCGGCTGTCCGAGGGAAACAAGATCCGCTATGAGGACGTCAAAGCATGGTTTGTCGAGGTGCAGGAAGACCTCGATATTTTTATACCATTTATCGGCTATGATGCATGGTCGGCGACCTACTGGACGGACAGCATGGCGGACTACTTCGGAGCCGAGGCCATGCACCCCGTGCATCAGGGCGTAAAAACGCTTTCCGAGCCGATGAAGCGCTGCGGGAACGATCTGGAATCCAAGCGGATCGTCTACAACAACAACCCCATCGACAAGTGGTGCCTGGCAAACACCGCCTACGACGAGGACAAAAACGGCAATATCCAGCCGCACAAGACGAGCAAGTCCACGCGCCGCATTGACGGCACGGCGGCCCTGCTCGACGCCTACGCGATCTACGATCAGAAGCAGGCGGAATATGCAAGTATGCTCTAGGAGTGAGAAAATGGGATTTTTGAAAAACCTCCTGACGAATATCACAACCACCAAGCGCGTCTCGACCGTCCAGATGGTGCAGGAGCGCGGAAATGGCTTTTACAGCTATAACGGAAAGATGTACCAGTCCGACATCGTCCGCGCCTGTATCCGCCCGAAGATCAAGGCCATCGGCAAGCTGACGGCAAAGCACATCCGGGAGACGGTCACGGCCTCGGCGCGGAAGCTCGCCGTCAACCCGGAGCCGTACATCCGCTTCCTGCTGGAGGAGCCGAATCAGTACATGACGGGGCAGATGCTACAGGAAAAGCTGGCCGCGCAGCTGGTCCTCAACAACAACGCCTTCGCCGTGATCCTGCGGGATGAAAACGGCCTGCCGAACGCCATTTTCCCGGTCGCGGCCATGCAGGCAGACGCTGTCTATGACGCGGGCGGAAATCTATACCTGAAATTTTACATGCAGAACGGCAATGTGCTGACGTTTGCATACGACGATGTGATCCACCTGCGCGGGGATTTTTACGAAAACGACATCTTCGGCGACCCCATTGCTCCGGCCATTGTGCCGCTCATGGAGATCGTCACCACGACAGATCAGGGCATCGTCAAGGCCATCCGAAACAGCGCCGTGATTCGCTGGCTGCTGATGTTCGCCGCGTCCATGCGCCCGGAGGACGTGAAGCAGCGTGCGCAGGACTTCGCGGACAGTTTCCTGAACGTGACTAACGGCACGGGCGTCGCGGCCGTAGATGCAAAGGCAGAGGCGAAGCAGATTGACCCGAAGGATTACGTCCCGAACGCCGCCCAGATGGACAAAACCACGCAGCGCATTTATGCCCTGTTTAACACCAACCCGCACATCGTCACATCCATTGCGACGGAGGATGAGCAGAACGCCTATTTTGACGCCGAGATCGAGCCGGTTTTGAAGCAGCTCAGCGGCGAGTACACCCGCAAGCTATTCTCCCGGCGCGAGCGTGGCTGCGGGAATCGCATCGTATTCGAGGCCTCCGCGTGGGACTTCGCCTCGACCTCGACCAAGCTCAACCTCCTGCAGATGGTCGACCGAGGCGCGCTGACGCCGAACGAATGGCGGCGCGCATTCAACCTCGCGCCGGTAGACGGCGGAGACAAGCCAATCCGGCGGCTCGATACGCAGCCGGTCAATCAGAATACCAACCAGAAGGGAGATGAAACCGCATGAAGATCAGCATTCGCGGGCCCATCGTGTCCAGCAACCAGCACCGCTTTTATCAGTGGTACGGCATGGAGGCGACGAGCCCTAAATCCGTAGCCGACGCGCTTGCATCAGGAAACGGTGAGCGGGCCGAAGTCGAGATCAATTCCGGAGGCGGCGAGATCTTCGCCGCGAGCGAGATCTATACCGCCCTGCGCAACTACGCGGGCGGCGTCCACATCCGCATCGTCGGCCTTGCGGCTTCGGCCGCGTCCATCATCGCCATGGCGGGAGAATCAGAAATGACGCCTACCGGCATGATGATGATCCACAACGTCCAGACAGAGGCCAGCGGCGATTACCGCCAGATGGAGCACACCGCAGGGACGCTGCGCGACGCCAACCACGCCATCATCTCGGCCTACGTCGCAAAGACCGGCAGGCCGGAGGCGGAGATCGCCGCCATGATGGACGCAGAAACATGGATCACAGCGGAGCGGGCCGTAGAGCTCGGCCTCGTCGACCGCGTGATGCAGCCGGACACCGGCCAGAAACCGCTGGCAGCGGATTTTTATTCCGGCATACTCAGCGAAGACGCGCTCCGGCGCGCGGAAAACTTTTTAAAAAATCAGGCTGCAGGGCCTGACTTTTTTATGCCCGAACGGGTGCAGGCAGAAGCAAAACTGAAATTTTTAAAACTCAAAGGAGAACTGAAATGACGAAGAAAATTTACAACATCCAGCGCCAGAAGCTCATGGACGACGCCCAGAAGCTGCTGGACGAAGGCAAGACCGCAGAGGCGCAGGCCAAGATGAAGGAAGTCGAAGCCCTAGACGCCAAGTTTGAGGAGGAAGCCAAGATCCAGGCGAATCTCAACGCCCTCGCGGGCGTGCATGTACAGGGTCAGGCTGTATCGGTGCTTCCGCCAGTCGCTACGGCAGAAAGTATCGTTCTGTCCGGCGGCGCGAAGACTCCGGACGTGCTCGACCGGTACGACACCGACGAGTACAAGCGGGCCTTTATGAACTACGTTTTGACCGGCAAGAAGATCCCGGCAGAGCTGACCAACGTGGACGCAAACACCAAGACCTCCGACGTTGGCGCGGCCATCCCGACCACGACGCTGCAGAAGATCTACGAGAAGATCGAAGCGACCGGAATGATCCTGCCGCGCGTGACGCACACGTCCTACAAGGGCGGCGTGACCGTCCCGACCAGCTCCGCCAAGCCGACGGCCTCCTGGGTTGCCGAGGGCGTAGGATCCGACAAGCAGAAGAAGGCGCTCGGCTCCATCACGTTCGCCTACCACAAGCTGCGCTGCGCGATCTCCATGTCGCTTGAGGTATCCATCGTGACCTACCCGATGTTTGAGTCGCAGTTCGTCGCCAACGTGGCCGAGGCCATGGTCAAGGCCGAGGAGCAGTCCATCATCAGCGGATCCGGCTCCGGCCAGCCGAAGGGCATCACCAAGGAAACCGTCGTGACCGGCCAGAACATCGACATCGCTGCCGCAACGACCGCGCTGGCGTACACCGATCTGGTCAAGGCAGAGGCCGCGCTGCCGCAGGCTTACGACGCAGACGCCGTCTGGTGCATGTCGAAGAAGACCTTCTTCGAGCAGATCGTCGGCATGGTCGACGACAAGAAGCAGCCCGTCGCCCGCGTCAACTACGGACTCAGCGGCAAGCCGGTCTACTCGCTCTTTGGCCGAGAGGTCGTCCTCGTCGGCGACTATCTGCCGTCCTTCACGGCGAGCGTGACCGCGGACACGATCTTTGCGTTCATTTTCAATTTCAAGGACTACCTCTGGAACGAAAATCTGGGCATGACCTTCCGCAAGTACACCGACAACGCGACCGACGACGAGGTCACCGTCGCGCTGGCGCTTGTCGACGGTAAGGTCGTCGACAAGAACAGCCTCGTCACGCTGACCAAGAAGAAGGCCTAACGGCGCGCGGCCAACAGGGAGGGATAACCAATGGCTTTGATAAACGTTGCAAAAACCGCCCTGCGGCTGACCACAAACGCCCTTGACGATGAGCTCAAAGACGAGATCGACGCCTGTCTCATGCGCCTGCACCTTGCGGGCGCAGAGGGAGCGGACGAAGATCCGCTGGTCAAAGACGCCGTCCGCGCATACGTCCGCTGGCAGCATGATTTCTGCGGACGCGGCGAGGAATGGAAGACCTGCTTCGCAGATATCCGCGACGCCATGGGACTCTCGGACGATTACCGGGAAGTCCCGGCCAGCGGCGGAACAGGAGGCGCGTGCTGTGATCTTTGATACGCAAATCACGCTGCGCCTGTTCTCCTACCCCATCGTAAACGGCCAGACGACGGAAAAGCTCGAGCGGGAGACCAGCGTCTGGGCTGCCCGCAAGTCCGTAAACCGCGCCGAGTATTATCAGGCCGCGCAAGCCGGCAAGCGCACGGACGCAATTTTCCGCATGCACAGCGCGGAATACGGCGGCGAGCAGCAGCTCGTCTGCGGCTCCGACGTCTTTGACGTCGTCCGCAGCTACGGGCAGGAAACAGAGGAAATCGAGCTGACCTGCAAACGGAGGGACGGCGCATGATGATCTATGAGGCGCTATCAAGCCTGGGCGTTCCGGTCTGCCACCCGCCCTATAAGGGCGCGGAAGAAACCTACATCACCTATCAGCTGCTCGGCCAGTCCGGGCAGCTCTACGCCGAGGGCGGAGAGGCCGAGACCGGCGTGCAGTACGCCGTTTCCATCTTCGCCGAGGGCTTTGCCGCCGGGCTTTTAAAGCGCGTAAAAGCCGCGCTGGAGGCCGCTGGCTACATCGTCACCGTAGACATGGAAACCTACGATAAGGAAACAGGACGCACGCAGATCGCGCTCATAGCCGAAACGGAGGGCGCGGAGTATGGCTAACATCTCTATCACCGGTGTCGACGAGCTCATGGCCACGCTCCAAAAAGCGAATGTCTTTGATGAGGACATGCAGAAGGAACTCCTGTACGCCGCCGGGGATATCATCGTCGAGGAGCTGCAAAATGCCGTCCGGGCGAGCGGGTTCCGCACGGAAGCCTACGCCTCCAGCGTAAAATACCGCAAAACCATCAAGCAGGACAAAAACGGAGATCCGTATATCACCATCACGGCAGTCGGCAAAAACGAGCACGGAACGCGCAGAGCGACCGTGCTTTTTGTTTTGAATTACGGCCGTGCGAAGGGGTACGGGCAGATCACAGGAACTTATTTTTGGACAAAGGGCGTCAGGAACGCGCAGAAGCGCGTAAACGAGGAGCTCGAAAAGATCCTTACACAAAAGCTGAAAGAAAGGGGCCTATTGTAAATGCCTAGTTTTGACTTACGCGGCATCCGGGCGGGAAAGTATAAAAACACGTCCGGCACCGTGACCTACACAGAGCCGACCGACGTCGGCGACGCCATGAGCGCGCAGCTGGAACTCAAGTTCGCCGAGGGCCGCCTGTACGCGGAATCCAAGCTTGCCGAGTATATCAAGCTTGCCACCGGCGGCACGATCTCGCTGGCTGTCAAGTACATCAAAAGGACCGCACAGGCCATGCTCTACGGCTGCACATCCGATACGAGCAAGGAAAATCTGAAATTCTCGGCAAAGGACATCGCCAACTACGTCGGCGTCGGCTTCTACGCGCCGGATAAGATCGACGGCGTGACCAAATACACCTGCGTCTGGGTGCCGAAAGCGCTGTTCGGCCCGCCCTCGCTGTCCTACCAGACCAAGGGCGAGAACATCCAGTTCAACACGCCGACCACGACCGGCGAATTCCTCGCAGACGATTCGGCCGACGAGCTGCTGCTCGAGACCGAGACCGTCGACACCGCGGCGGAGGCCGTTGCCTGGATCAAGGGAAAGCTGGGTGAAACTTGATGGAAACGACCAAGTTTGACTTTGTAGACTACGAATTCGAGGGCAGGACCTACCGGCTCGTCTGCAACATGAATGTCGCAGCGTATGTGCAGGATGAATACGACGGCAATCTTCTGCAGGCGCTTGACCGGATCCATGGAATCAAAAGCACGCTGGCCTTTCTGGCCGGCATGCTGACAGACGGCGCCGACACGCAGGGGATCAAGGACGAAAACGGGCTGCCGCTGGTATTTACCAGGAAGCAGCTGGGCCGGAAGCTCACGCTTTCGCAGACGATCGAAGCCGGAAAACTGATCTATCCGCTGGTCTGGGCGGAAGTAGTCGAGAAAAATCAGGCCGGAAAAGAGCAGAAGGAAGACGAAAAAAACTGACACCGCCGGGGAAACCGAAGCAGCTGGGCTTTGATTTCCCCGGCTTCCTCGCAATCTGGCTCTTCCGGCTGCATCTGCCGGAGCGGGATTTCTGGAAAACCATGTCCCCGCGCCGCATAACGCTCCTGCTTGACGCGCTTGCGCCGCAAAAGCAGCCGGAGCAGCAGGAACAGCCGCAGAGCCTGTCGGCCTATCTGAACGGAGGCACCTAACATGCCGAACATCAATACAAAATTTACGCTTTCGGGCGAAAAAGAATACAAGCAGGCCATTTCCGAGATCGGCAGCGGCATGAAGGTGCTGGACTCGGAAATGCGCAAGGTATCCTCTGCCTACGCGCAGAACGCGGACAGCGTAGAGGCCCTAAACGCCAAGAATGACGTCTTAGAGCGCAAGATTTCCACGCAGGTGGAGAAGATTGAGTATCTCAAGGCTGCGCTCCAGCAGTCCGCCGAAAAATACGGCGAGGCAGACAAGCGCACCATGCAGTGGCAGACCAGCCTCAACAACGCCGAGGCTGAGCTGAACAATCTCAACAACCAGTTTGACGAGAACAAGCAGAAGATCGCGGACTCCGGCAAGGAGATGGGCAACCTCGGCGACGTGGTAAACGGCCTGACGTCCAAGCTTGGAATCCAGCTGCCGGGCAGCATGAAATCATCCATGAACGCCATGGGCAGCCTCGATACCTCTGCGATTGCCGCAGCCGGCGCTTTTGCTGCCGTCGCGGCGGCGATTGTCAAGGCAGAAAAAGCCATGATCTCCATGACGAAGGAGTCCGCCGCCTTTGCCGACAACATCATCACGCTTTCCATGCAGACCGGGCAATCGACACAGCAGCTGCAGGAGTTTGCCTATGCGTCCGAGCTGATCGACGTATCCGTAGACACCCTGCAGGGAAGCCTGACAAAGTTGACCAACAACATGCAGGACACGATGAACGGCACGGGCAATGCGAAGGCATCCTTTGAGGCACTGGGCGTCTCCGTGACCAATGCCGACGGCAGTATGCGCAGCGCGAACGATGTTTTCTATGAAACGATTGACGCGCTCGGGCAGGTAAAAAACGAAACCGAGCGGGACGCAATGTCCATGGACATTTTTGGCCGTTCGGCGCAGGATTTGAATCCGCTGATCATTCAGGGCTCGCAGACACTCAAGGCCTACGCAGACGAGGCGCACAACGTCGGGTATGTGCTCGACGACGAGGCGCTTTCTGCACTCGGCGCGGTAGACGACGCATACCAGCGCCTGCAGAACACGCAGGAGGGCGTGAAAAACCAGCTGTCCGCCGAATTCGCCCCGTACCTCGAAGAATTCTACGGCGACGTGACCACCATGGTAAAGGACGGCGGCAAGGCGCTCAAGGACTCCGGCATTGTCGACGCGTTCGGTATGCTGCTGGAGACCGTCGGCGATATCCTGAACCCCATGTCCGACTTATCCAACAACCGCGTCCCGGCGCTGACCAAAGCGCTGCAGCCCCTCGCAAAAGTCATGGCGCTCATGGCCGACGCGGCGGAGCTTTTAAAAGGCGTTATCAACTTTAGCACCGGCCACATCAGCGAGGGCTGGGGACAGATGACGCACGCGCTTGGTTTCGGCTACTCCAGCGGAAACGGAAACAATTATCAAAATCTGCTCGACAGCTACACAGCGCAGCAGTGGGGGCAGAGCGCGGCAGATCTCGCCAAAGCCTACGAGGACGCAGTTGCCCGCGGCGACCCGTCCACCATCGGCATCACAGAGGACGAATGGGTTCGCCGCTATCTGGGCGGCAACGCCGCCGGAACGGACAACTGGCGAGGCGGATGGACGCGGGTGAACGAAAACGGTCTCGAGCGGATCTTCCTGCCGTCCGGCTCCCGCATCCAGACAGCCAGCGAAACGCGCTACACCTCCGGCGATACCTACAACACCACCGTCTACGTTGATCATGTGGACGACCTCGACACCATCCTCCGCATCGCCAAAAACGCACGCATCACAGCCAGAATGGGGGCGAAGTAAATGCCGATCTTTACAGTGCAGGCGAGTGGGTCGACAGCAGTTGCAAAGAACCACCCGAATACAAACTACTCAAATCTTGCACAGTACAAGTTGTTTGTGGACCCGTTTACGGGGGAAGCAGGAAACGTCAAGCAAGGGGATAACATATATATCAAATTCCCTGTGCCGGGAGATGCGTATAAATTTAAACGCGTAACAAAGGTGACGCTTACAATATACGCACAGCCGACAAAAGAAAGCGAGACTGGGTATAAACAAATTTGGGCATATGTGAACGGGCTGGCAAGCCCACTCGATGTGAGCACAGTAACATATGTGACTAGGCCGAGCGTTTACAGACAGAGCATTTCGCAGCACGCCGATGGATATTGGTCTACGCTGAACGAGATTATACAGCTAAGTGCAGATTATACGCCATACAGTGAAGAACGCAAAACAGAATTAAAAAGCGGCATAAAGAATGGATTTGTTTTTGCGTTCAGAGGAGCGCCGTCTGGAACAAGCGAAGCAATTTTTTATGGAGAAAAATCAACGCGAAAGCCGTTCCTGACATGCGAGTACTCAAACGACAATGTCGGAATAAAAGCAGACAATTTTTCCCCATCGTCAGGAGCGTTCGTAAACAGGTTTCAAAAAAACACATTTACATGGGACGCCGAGGATGACACAGATCTCACGCAGGTTTGCTTCGCAGAGGTGAAACAAACCGCTGCTGTTTTTGAGTGGCGCGTAAAAAACGCAAGCACATCAAAAACGATAAGCGTATCTGGCTCGACGACCGCTTGCACAGTCCCGGCAAACACATTCCCGTCCGGGACGCTCGAATGGCGCGTAAAGGTGACGGCAAACAGCGGCACGACAACGACGTCCGCATGGCAGGAGATCACGACAACAGACGTTACCCCGACGGCCAAGCCCGTCTCCCCTTCCGGCATCGTCATCGACGCGACAATCGTCAACCGCTTTTCGTGGAAGCACATCATTTCCACCGGCACGCCGCAGAGTAAAGCGGATCTGCAGTGGTCCGCCGACGGTACGACGTGGAACACCCTTGCGACCGTCACGGGAGAAAACCAGTATTACGACGTTCCGGCGAACAAATTCACAAGCGGAACAAAATACTGGCGCGTGCGCACCTACAACACAGACGGCACGCCGTCAAACTGGAGCGACAAGGCCGAGTTTATCGCCATCAACGCCCCGTCCGCCCCGTCCATCGTCATTCAGTCCACCGGCCCGCGCCCGCGCATCACCTGGCAGACCTCTGAGCAGGAGGCCTATCAGCTGACGCTCTCGAGCGGCTACGCCTCCGGCACGGTCTACGGCACGGAGAAGGCATGGCGCTCGCCGGTCTACCTCGCCGACGGCAGATACACCATTCGCGTGCGCGTGCAGAACAAGTACGGCATGTGGTCCGAGTGGAGCGCAGCCGCGCTCCCCGTTTCGCACACCGAGGGCGAGGCGATCACACTGTCGGTCGACGCGGCCCACGAGGCCGCGCTCACATGGCAGACCGCAGGCAGCTATGATTTTTATCTGATCGAGCGGGACGGCGTCGCCATCGCCCGCACTGCACAAAAGCAGTACGTCGACCACACCAGCATCGGCAGCGTGACATACCGCGTGCGCGGCTGCTATGCAGACAGCGACAACTATGGCGTGTCCAATTCCGACACCGCCGAGATCCTGCCCGAGACCAACATGATCTGCGACCTCGAGACCGGCGTCTGGCTCGAGATGCGCCTGTCCGAAACGCAGCTGCGAACCAACCGAACCAGTTTCTCGGCCGGGGTCTCCACGGTCCATCTGGCCGGTCTGGCCTATCCCATCGAGGAGCGCAGCGAGCAGCGCGACCGCGCCCTGTCCGTTGCCTGCGCCTGGCCGCACGCGCAGCGGGCCGCAGCCCTTGCGCTTGAGGCCCTTGTAGGCCGCCTCGTCTGCCTAAAGGACCGCTACGGCAATATGGCCATCGGCTCGCTCCCGTCGCTCGAGAGCAACTGCGACGAGTTCATGCGCCGCTATTCCTTCACCATCTCGCACACAAACCGGAAGGAGGCGATCACCCTTGACCCGTGACGTAAGCTACCGCATCGATGTGCTCCGGAATGGTGCGCCCATCACGCAGCTGCAATGGGATACAGGCAGCCCGCCGCAGATCATGAGTGACCGCGCCGCGAACATCCACGGCACGCTCAAGGGCAGCTTTCTTCCCAATGCCGTAGCGGCGTGGGAATCGGACGAGCTGCGGCCATGGATCATCGTAAACGAAACGGAGCACTCTCTCGGCATCTATCAGGCCGCGACCGTCAGCCAAAAAGGAAGCGCGGGCAGCACGCGCGTAGAGATCGAAGCCTACGACCGCTGCTGGCGCGTGTATACGCAAAAAACCGAGACGATCCTGCATCTTGCCGCTGGCTCGTCGTACATCACTGAGATCCGCAAGCTGCTGACAGCCTGCGGCATCTCGCTCGTGATCGCAACGCCGAACGCCGCTGTGCTGGCGACAGACCGCGAAGACTGGCCAATCGGCACAAGCTACCTGACGATCATCAACACGCTGCTCTCGGAGATCAACTATGAAAGCCTCTGGTTTGACGCGGACGGCGTGTGCAGGCTCGAACCGTATCAGGAGCCATCCGCCGCCATCATCGACTGGCGCTACGGCGTGACAGACCTGTTTCTCCCGCAGAAGCATCCGGGGCCGGACTGGTCGGACGAAACGGACATTTTTGACGCGCCGAACGTCTTCGTCGTGACCTGCAACAACCCGGACATGGACGCGGCCATGGTAGCGACGGCCGTCAACGACAATCCGGCCTCCAAGAAGTCCACCTTTAAGCGCGGCATGCGCATTACCTCCGTCGAGCGGGTAGACAATATCGCCTCGCAGGAGGAGCTGCAGGCCTACGCCGACAAGCGCCGCAACGAGTCGCTGCTTGCTACGCGCGCCATTACATTTTACACGCTCAATGAGCCGGGGCACGGCGTCGGAGATATCCTGGCCCTGACGCACGACGAGATCGGCGGCATTTACCTTGAAACCGGCTGGTCGGTCACGATGCAGGCCGGAAGCCTCATGACACACTCTGCAAAAAGGACGGTGATCGCATAATGGAGGGCATCAACAGCCTGTTTGTGACGAATATCGAGATCCCGGACGAAAACCTGCCGGAAGCCTTTCTTGCGACCGTCGGCGCGGTCTACGAAGACGGCCTGTCCCTCATTTTGGAGGGGCAGACCGAAGCCACGACGAAGCATTACAAGTGCAACACGTCGGCCGCCTTCGCCGCGGGCGACCGCGTCAAGGTCGCGCGGATCTCCGGCAGCTACGTCGTCGAGTACGTCGTAGGCCCGCCAGGAAGCGGCGGAGGCGGCGGAACCAGCGGATATCAAGACAGGATCATAAAAAACGGATATGGCGTAAAAATGAGCGGAAGCAGGTTTTTCGTCGGCATACATGGAGATGAATACATCGGCGCGGTAAACAACTGGTTTGACGGCGGGTGCTTCGGAAAAGTGTATGTGGTGAACAACGCAAACACATACGCGACGCTGGCGTGCAATAGCAGCGGAAAACTGCTGGTCAACGGAACCGTGATCGGATAGACCACAATAGGAAAGAAAAAGCCGCCCTTTCGGGCGGCAAAGAAGGAGCTGATAACGCATGATCCAGATCCACATCACCAAAGCCTGCGCGCATCTGTGCTCGCCGCCGGAGCTTCTGACGGCGGGCATGGCGAAGGCCGTCAGCATCGAATTCGCGTTTTCATCCGACTGGGACGGGCTGACGAAGACCGCCGTCTTTACAAACGGCAGGGCCACCATCGACGTACTACCGGCAAAATGGGATGGCGATACCGTGACCGTCCCGCCCGAGATTCTCGCCGTGGCGGGGCGCTATGCCCGCGTCGGCGTGTACGGCACGAACGCCTCCGGCGTCGTGCTGCCGACCGTCTGGGTATCGCTCGGCAAGGTGCAGCCTGCGGTGGAGCCGTCCGGCGATCCTTCGGCGGATCCAACACTCCCCGTCTGGGCGCAGCTGCAGGAGCAGATCGGCGACCTGAACGATCTCAAGACCTACAGCAAGGACAACCTCGTCGCCGCCATCAACGAAGCCCGCCAGTCCGGCGGCGGAGGCGGGGGAGGCTATCAGATCGGTGACGGCCTCAAGCTGGACGCCGAAACCAACACCCTGTCCGTCGATACGGCGGACGCAGTCGAAAAGGACAACACCAAGCCTGTCACCTCCGCCGCCGTGTATGCGGAGGTCGGCAACATCAACGCCCTGCTGGCGACCATCTAAAGGAGTGATTTTATGAGCACACAAACCGAAATTACCAGATTGCAGACCGCACGGAACAAGCTGCGCACATGGCTCGTCGGCCTCGGACTCGCCGCGAGCACGGACAAGCTCGGCGCGCTGGCCGACAAGGCTGCAGCCATCAAAAATCAGGGCGCGGTTGACGCGCAGGTCAAGGAGGGCGAATCCTACACCGTCCCCGCGGGATATCACAACGGCTCCGGCACGGTCAAGGGCGTCTCCGGCGGCGGCAACTACAACCTGCAGGCCAAATCCGTCACGCCGACGAAGGAGCAGCAGTCCGTCACACCAGATCAGGGCTATTACGGCCTGTCCGGTGTGACCGTCGGCGCGATCCCGGAAAACTATCAGGACGTCTCCGCCACGACCGCCGCGCCTGCCGACGTGCTGGCGAATAAAGTCTTTATCGATGCCGACGGCGTGACGCAGGCAGGCACCATGCCGGACAACGGCGCGGTCGAAAAGGTCCTGGACGCGACGACAGGCAATCAGGAGTATACTGTACCCGCCGGTAAGCACTCCGGCACGGGCAAGGTATCCGTCGTGCTGGAAAACAAGTCCGCCACGCCTGCCGAGGCCGCGCAGGACATTACGCCCACGAAGGGCAAAGTCCTCGGCAAGGTCACGGTCGGCGCGATCCCCGACAAGTACAAGGACGTTTCCGGCGTGACTGCCGGAGCGGCTGACGTGCTGGACGGCAAGTTTATCGTGCTGGCCGACGGCAGCAAGGTCGAGGGCACCATGGCCAACAACGGCGCGATTGCGAAGACCATCGACGGCCTCACGCAGACCAGCGTAGACATTCCCGCAGGCTATACCTCCGGCGGCACCGTCAGCCTGACGGACGACATCGAAAACGCTCTCGCCGCGATTTAAGGAGGCCGACATGAGCGTACAGACGCAGATAAGCCGCATCACCGACGCCGTCGGCGCAGCCTATGACGCCGTAACGGCAAAGGGCGGCACGACCCCGCAAGCCGAGACCGTCGCGGGCCTCGCGGACGCGATCGGCACGATCCAAACCGGAGGATCCTCCACACCCGGCGCACCCGGCGATATTACGTTTTACGACTACGATGGCGCGATTGTCACGTCATGGACGCTGGAAGAACTGGCAACAAAGACCACACTGCCTGATTATCCATCGCATAACGGGCTTATCTGTCAGGGCTGGAACTGGTCGCTTGCTGACATAAAGACCACAAACCGCAAAATGAATGTCGGCGCGATGTACATCACAGATGACGGCAAGACCCGTATCTATATCCGTCTGGAAGAAGGGCGCACATCTCCAATGCTTGGCGTTTGCCCGAATGGCACTGTAACAGTAGATTGGGGAGATGGAACCACACCGGATACACTGACAGGGACAAGCACAACGACTGTAAAATGGACGTCGAATCATGCTTATGCAGCACCGGGCGAGTATGTCATAAAGCTGACGGTTGATGGAACGATGGGGTTTTACGGCGAATTTTCATTGACTAGTGCTAGCGCAATCCTTCGGTATTCGTCTAGTGATGACAATCGAAATTATGTTTATCGAAGCAGTGTTCAGAAAATTGAGATTGGAAATGGTATAACAAGTATTGGAAATTCAGCATTCTATAGTTGTTATTCTCTAGCATCAATTACAATACCTAATGGTGTAACGAATATTGGAAATTCAGCATTCTATAGTTGTTATTCGCTAGCATCAATTACAATACCTAATGGTGTAACGAATATTGTAGATTCAGCATTCTATAGTTGTTATTCTCTAGCATCAATTACAATACCTAATGGTGTAACGAATATTGTAGATTCAGCATTTGGTAATTGTCGTTCTCTAGCATCAATTACAATACCTAATGGTATAACAAGTATTGGAGATTCAGCATTTAATAATTGTTATTCTCTAGCATCAATTACAATACCTAATGGTATAACAAGTATTGGAGATTCTACATTTCATAATTGTCGAGGTGTAGCTTTTTATGATTTCACAGCTTGTACAACGGTTCCGACACTAGCATCCACCAATGCTTTTACCGGCATTCCCGCTGACTGTCAAATCCGTGTTCCGGCAGCACTTGTGGATGCATGGAAAGCAGCTACAAACTGGTCAACCTATGCAAGTCATATCGTGGGGGTGTAAAGATGATTCAAAGAGAATTTTATACACAGCGTAAGGATGGTGTAAAGCTATACCGTACCTATTCTGATGCAGGAATGATGATTCGGCAGAATGAGACTGGCGCGGAATACGCCGAGGCCGTCGACGTGACCGACGCGCCGTACACCTACACGGAGACGGAGACCAGGATCCCGGCGGAAGAAGCTGCGGAGGACACCGACGCCCTGCGCGCCCGGCTGGACGACGCCGAGACCGCCGCAAAAATTCTGCTCGGGGAGGCGGACTGACATGAGCACGTATACCGAGCGGGCGCGGGCGCTGCGCCCCTATATCGTCAAAAGCGCAGCCAGTCTCACCGACGCCGACGCGAGTCTCGCACCAGAGCTTTTCACCCGCCTGACCGGCTCCGGCAGCCTCGTCAAAGCCGGCATGCGCATCAACTGGGGCGGCACCATCAAGCGCGCCGCCTCCGACCTCTGGGACACGGCCCAGAACACCCCGGACGCCGCCCCGGCCCTCTGGGAGGACATCGCCTACAAACAGGGCTACAGGATCATCCCCGAGACCATCACTGCCGGTCTCGCCTTTGCCAAGGGCGAAAAAGGCTGGTGGCAGACTGAATTGTACGAATCCCTGCTGGACGCCAACGTCTGGACCCCGTCCGTAAACCCGGACGGGTGGAAGAAGATCACGGAAGAAGGTACATAGCCATGGACGCTGCAACCATCATCGTCACCCTCGTCTGCGCCGCGCTTGGCTCATCCGCGCTGACGGCGGTAGTCAATGCCATCGTCAGCGCGGTTCAGAAAAAGCGCGGCAAGGCCACATCGCAGGATGAGCATCTCGGCGAGATCGACAAAAAGCTCGACAAGATGCAGACGCATCAGAACGAGCAGTATCTCGCAATTCTCCGGCTCACGATCATGAGCGAGGAAATGCCAATGGCCGAGCGCCTGATTGCCGGAGAGAAGTATAAAAAGATGGGCGGGAACGGCGACGTGAAAAAATTCCTGCACCAGCTGGAGGCGCAATGCGGACATAGCAATGGAGTTTAGCAAGAAGTGGCTGATATGCAGCGCGCTCGTCAGCCTCGCACTCATCATCGCCTGCGCGGCAGGCGCAGACCTGACGGAGATCACGCTTGCGGTGCTGGCTGAAACGACGGCTTCCAGCGGATTCTATCTCTGGAAGGCCAAGAACGAGAACCGCGCGAAGTACGCGCAGAAGTACATGGATAAATGGGCCGAGAAATACGGCCCGGAAGCGGCAGCACGCATCGCGGAGATCGTGCTGAAAGATTGAAAGGAGCATACATATGGAAAACATCAAGAAGCGGCTCGGCAATCTGCTGAGCGTCAAATCCATCGTCACGCTGGTGCTGACGGCGGTATTTGCGTACATGGCAGTCGCCGGGAAGATTTCGCAGGACTTTATGATGGTGTATACCGTCGTGATCGCGTTTTACTTTGGCACACAGAGCCAGAAAGCGCAGGACGCGATTGACAACGCCACGAAGGAGGATGCGCAGAAATGAGCATCAAGATCGGGCAGGCCAGTCTCGGCGAGACGGGCGGCCGCAACCAGCAGCCCGGCAACCAGAGCGGACGGGAGCTGAATATCTCCAACTGGTACAATGGGCGCTGGATCGGCGTCCTGCGCTACAAGAGCCGCAAAAAGGCCGAGCGGGCCGCGCAGACGTGCGAGGCGGCCATTAAGAACCGGAACATCGGCTACGACATGGACAACAGGAACACGGCGTATGAGGCCGCCAGAGCCGTCGGATGGGACGTGAGCAGGATCACAAAGCCAGTGGAGACGGACTGCTCCGCGCTCATGATGCTCTGCGCTGTGGCCGCAGGCTGCGCGTCGGTCGAAGCGCTCTACCGCCGGCAGGGCAACAGCTGCACGACATACTGCATGCTGCACGATTGGCCCGCAACGGGCGATTTTGAATTGCTGACCGGCAGCAAGTATCTGACGACGGACGCGAATCTCCTGCGCGGGGACGTGCTGGTAAGCGAGGGCCATACGGTCATGGCACTCGAAGATGGAAAGAACGGAGAGGGGGAAAAAGAAGTGGTCGAAAAGAGCAAGATCATCGTGGACGGTAAAGAAGTCGCCGTTGAACGCATCCTGAAAGACGGCACGAACTACGTCAAGGTGCGCGATATCGCCGCCGCGCTGGATCTCGAAGTGAGCAACAAGGGCAATATCGCCGTGCTGAATCACAAGGAAAAGTAAGCCCCCGCCAGGCGGCGGGCCGAAGGGAGTGACAGCAAATAACTGCGCGGCTGGCTCTGCCGAAGGAGCTGGAACACCTCACGCGCAGCGACTGGGAGCGCGTCACTGACGAGGGACTCTTGGACGT